ATTTAGAAAAATCTGCTTGACAATATAAATAAAAGAGCACATAATACATATTGTGCATTAGGCATAAATGACATTTTTTTATTAGGCAAACAAAGGAGGCTACAAAATGGCATCATTAGCAGAAATTCGTGCAAAACTGCAAGAATCACAAAACCGCGCAACTGGTAATTCTACTGGTGGCGGAGACAACGCAATTTACCCACATTGGAATATGCAAGAAGGCAAGGAAGCGGTAGTACGTTTCTTACCAGACGGTAATGCTGACAACACATTCTTTTGGGTAGAACGTGCGATGATCAAATTACCTTTCGCAGGTATCAAAGGCGAATCAGACAACCGTAACGTAATTGTACAGGTTCCATGCGTGGAAATGTATAATGACGGAACAGCGTGTCCGATCCTTTCAGAAGTTCGTCCTTGGTTTAAGGACAAGTCATTGGAAGACATGGGTCGTAAGTATTGGAAGAAGCGTTCATACATCTTCCAAGGCTTTGTGGCAGATGATCCTCTGAACGAAGAATCAACTCCAGAAAATCCAATTAGACGCTTTATCATTGGTCCACAAATTTTCCAAATCATTAAGGGTGCATTAATGGATCCTGAGTTGGAAGAACTGCCAACTGATTACATGCGTGGTGTTGACTTCCGCATTAAGAAAACATCCAAGGGTGGTTATGCTGATTATTCAACTTCACAATGGTCACGCAGAGAGCGTGCTTTGAGTGATACTGAAAAGGCAGCAGTTGACTCACACGGGTTGTTTAACTTAAACGACTTCCTTCCTAAGAAACCTACAGAAGTAGAACTTAAGGTAATGAAGGAAATGTTTGAAGCATCTGTGGATGGCGAAGCATATGACATGGACAGATGGGGTCAATACTTCCGTCCAGCGGGCATGAGCCAAGCAACTGGTGATCCTAACAAGGCATCAACACCAGCGGCAGCACCACAAGCGGCTCCAGCACCCGAGGCAGCACCTGCTCCAGTAGCAGAGGCAGCACCAGCGGCTGAGACAACTGAAGCACCTAAAGAAGGTGGCGACAGTGCAAACAGAGCTCAGGACATCCTAGCGATGATCCGCAACCGTCAACAGTAAAAAGTTTGTGTGTGAGTTCCGGCAAAAATCTCCATTCGGTAACCAGCGAGATCTCACACACTTCTTAACAAAGGAAAGGTAATTATGGCGAAAGCATTTGATATTTCTAAATTTAGAAAGACACTAACCAAGAGCATTGACGGGTTAGGAGTTGGATTTAATGATCCTACTGATTGGGTTTCTACAGGAAATCTTGCTCTAAACTATTTGATAAGTGGTGACTTCCACAAGGGTGTTCCACTGGGTAAGGTTACCGTGTTCGCGGGTGAATCCGGTTCGGGTAAATCTTATTTTTGTTCAGCAAACATTGTAAAGGCAGCACAGGAACAGGGCATCTTCGTAGTCCTAATTGACTCAGAGAACGCACTTGATGAAAAATGGTTGCAGGCATTGAATGTTGACACTTCAGAAGAAAAACTACTTAAACTTAACATGTCAATGATTGATGACGTTGCTAAGACTGTATCCGAATTTATGAAGGAATACAGAGACATGGCAGAAGAAGAACGCCCTAAGGTGTTATTCGTTATTGACTCGTTAGGTATGTTACTAACACCAACTGATGTTGATCAATTCCAGAAGGGTGACATGAAGGGTGATATGGGTCGTAAGCCTAAGGCACTAACAGCACTTGTTCGTAACACGGTTAACATGATTGGTAGTTACAACGTAGGTATGGTATGTACTAACCACACGTATGCATCACAGGATATGTTTGATCCAGATGACAAGATTAGTGGAGGACAAGGCTTTATCTATGCTTCATCAATTGTGGTTGCTATGCGTAAACTAAAACTAAAAGAAGATGAAGATGGAAACAAGGTAACGGATGTGCGTGGTATTCGTGCAGCCTGTAAGGTTATGAAAACACGTTACGCGAAACCTTTTGAATCAGTTCAAGTTAAGATTCCATATGAAACTGGAATGGATCCTTACAGTGGACTCGTAGATCTTTTTGAAGCAAAAGGTTTACTTAAAAAAGAAGGCAATAGACTTAAATACACTGACCTTAACGGAGAGGCTCATCTGGAATACAGAAAAGCGTGGGTCGGTGAGAAGTTGGACATGATCATTAATGATATTGCCAACAAGCCTGACATTGCAGATGCAGAAGAAACCGTTGAGGAGGAAGTTGAATCTGTAAATGGAGAATAAGAATATGAACTCTAACATGTTAGCGGACATATGGAACGTCCTAAGTGATAAGATTGCAGAAAAGGACAAGGCAGATGCGGCTCAGGAATACGTCAATACTCTACTCGATTACGACATTCCTGAGTCAATGCTGGAAGGTATGCTAGGCATTGATACCTATCTAGACACTGCACTTGAGTATGCACTGGAAGACGAACCATCCGAGGACGAAGACGACGAATGGAATTAACATGACCAATTGGTACGACAAGGTTTCTAAGGATGTAGCAAATATTCCTGCGGCTGTCGATTATTATGAAAAAGAACTAATCGAAGCAAAAAAAGAAACTAACATAACCGGAAGGATTGAGCGTGCATCAGCAATCATGCCGGCAATTGTTGAAACCCGTTTTGGACAATTGCAGGAAATTGAAGCAATTTTGGAATACCTAAACATCGAACTAAGACGCTTGAGAGCAAGCCATTTTAGAAAATACGTTGAAAACTATCAGCGACAATTAAGTTCCAGAGATGCTGAAAAATTTGTCGACGGTGAAGCAGACGTTGTTGATTTTGAAAAGATCATTAATGAATTTGCATTGCTACGCAACAAGTGGTTAGGAATTATCAAGGGTCTTGACATCAAGCAGTGGCAATTATCTAATATTGTTAAATTAAGAACTGCTGGACTAGACGACGCTACTCTATAATAATCAATAATATTTTTCATAATAAACTACCCATATAAATACTAGCATGAAAATAGTATTAGTTACTGGTGGTTTTGATCCACTGCATTCGGGACACATAGAATATTTCAAGGCGGCAAAGGAATTAGGCGATTATTTGGTCGTCGGAGTCAATTCAGATGCATGGTTAACACGCAAAAAGGGCAGACCATTTATGCCCTACCAAGAACGCCAATCCATTATAAAAGAATTAAGCGTTGTTGATGAAGTAATAGTTTTTGATGATAACAACGACACAGCATCAGATGCCATCAGACAAACAATGTCTAAATGGCCACACGAAGAATACATATTTGCCAACGGTGGAGACAGAACTAAGGAAAACATTCCAGAAATGGAAGTGTTCCATCCTAGGTTATCATTTAAATTTGGTGTGGGCGGCGAAGATAAGAAGAACTCAAGTAGTTGGATATTAGAAGATTGGAAATCTCCCAAGACTGTGCGTGCCTGGGGATGGTATAGAGTGTTAGATGATCAACCACAAAACAGATTCAAAATTAAAGAACTAGTAATTGAACCTGGCAAAAGTTTATCGGATCAAAGACATTTTAAACGTTCTGAACACTGGTATGTACTTAAAGGAACCGTTAGAATGGAAACAGAATACGAAGGAAGGCACGAAGAAAGATATCTGGATGCATTAACCAGAGGTTATGATATAGCAGTTGGAACTTGGCACAAGGCATCTAATCCGTCTGAAACTGAACACTCGCATATTCTAGAAGTGCAGTATGGAGAAACGTGTGTCGAAGAGGATATAGAAAGAAGATGAGAAATTGGATATTCCTAAGTAAAGGAAATGAGGATCCTTACATAAATGATTTTGCCAAGGGATGCGGTTGTAACACAGTTAATACCAATACATTTGATTATGATGCATCAGACGACCCTCTCGTGCTTAGGGGTATACTCAAGAAAAAATGGATTCACAAATGCTGGGAAGACTCGAGAGATTTTTATTTCATGGATACAGGATATTTTGGAAATGAAAGAACACAGAGCAATCCAAACGGATGGAAATATTGGCACAGAATTGTTAAGAATGATCTTCAGCACAACGATTTAATAGAAAGACCCGATGATAGATTTAGAGGGTTTAAGAAAAAATTCCAGCCCTGGAAAAAGGATGGCAGAAAAATTTTACTTGCCGCTCCAGACGAAAAACCAATGAAATTTTATGAAAAAGATTTGGACATATGGATAGCGGATACAATCAAGGAAATTAAAAAATATACGGATAGGCCCGTAGAAGTTAGAAAAAGAACAAAGTCACGATTTGACAGAGTGGTAACAAATACACTACAGGAAGCACTAGACGATGATGTATTTGCACTAGTTACGTTTAATTCCAATGCTGCTGTAGAAGCAGTATTCCACGGAATACCAGTATTTCCGCTGGCGCCTACCACTGCTGCTGCGCCGGTAGGTTGCAAGGATCTTTCTCAGATAGAAAATCCTTACTATCCTGACAAGGATAAATTATATGCATGGGGTTGTCATTTAGCCTACGGACAATTTCATATTACAGAGTTAAAAACAGGTAAGGCTAGAAGGATCTTAGAAAAATGAAAGTTTATGTAGGGTATGACCCCAGAGAAGACATTGCGTATCAAGTGTGCAAACACAGTATAACTAGAAGAAACAAGAACGTTGAAGTAAAACCACTTATACAAAAGGAATTGAGAGAACAAGGATACTATGACAGACCTCTAGATAAACTGGCATCTACGGAATTTACATTTACAAGATTTCTAGTTCCGGAACTATCAAATTTTAATGGTTGGGCAGTGTTTATGGACTGTGACATGATATTGCAAACTGACATTGCTGAATTATTTGCACAGGCAGACGACAAATATGCTGTTATGTGTGTTAAACACGATTACACACCCAAGGAAGGAACCAAGATGGACGGACAAGCACAAACAGTTTATCCGCGTAAGAATTGGTCAAGTGTAATGCTGTTTAATTGTTCACATCCAAGCAATCAAGAACTCAACGTAGAACTTGTAAACGATCCTAAGGTTACTGGAAAATATCTACATAGGTTTAGTTGGTTAAAGGATGACGAAATTGGAGAACTAAAACCAGAATGGAACTGGCTAGCGGGCTGGTACAAGGAGCCTGATGATGGTAAACCTAAACTGATACACTACACAGAAGGCGGTCCGTGGTTTGAAAATTATAGAGACTGTGAATATCATTCCGAATGGAAAAACGAACTCTATGATATGATGGAAAACTAATGGCAGATAAATTGAGCCTCGAAGAGTCCTTGGTAAAGGGATCAAACGGCAAACTAACAACTGATCCTAATGACACAACCAAGCCCTTGGTTGTTAGAGGTGTCATAAAGAAGGATCACGTAAACGAGTGCAAGAAGATAGGCAGAGATTTCTATTACATTGATACAGGATATCTGGGAAACTTTATTAGTCCAGGAAATCCGGGCGGCAAGAAAATATGGCACCGTGTTGTAAAAAACGAAAATCAACATTCTAAAATTAGAGAAGTTCCGTCGGATAGGTGGGAAAATTTATTAAAACAGGATCCTGGCCTTGCATGGACTGGTTGGAAAAATTACGATAAAAAAATTCTGCTGGTAATGCCAAATCCAAAAGCCTGTAAGTATTACGGAATCGATTATGATTCTTGGGTGAAAGAAACTGAAGACAAGATAAAACAGATCAGCAACCTGCCAATAGAAGTAAGAATAAAGGGTTCTAGATCAGCAAGGGTAAAAGAATATACCATATATGATGCACTGGATTCAGGCACATATGCAACAGTAACCATGAACAGCATGGCAGCGATGGAATCGGTTGTTCATGGAGTACCAGCATTTGTTTCAGTACCGTGTGCAGCAGGTCCTCTAGCATCAATGGATTTAAATCAACTCAACAATCCATTTAAGCCGGATGAAAAAATAATACAAAAACAGTGCATGAGCCTGGCCTACGGACAGTTCACCCTTGAGGAAATACAAAACGGCACTGCATACGAACTGACGGAAAAATATTCATGAAATTACTTCTAAATGATAAAGAAATAGCGCACTTCTTAAATAGTCTAATTGATGTAAGGACTAAACTAGAATATCCAACTCCACATGATACAATACATAGTAGAGAAATTGTAAACGATTTTTTAGAGAGAGATGCTAAACAAAAGACTAAGGCACTCAAGAACAATACTGAATACGTTCCACAGAGATTTTTGTACGATGATGATGGAAAGAAAAAGTTTTACAGCAAGATTAAAAAGGCAGTAGAACGAGACATGCATGGTTACTCTCGTAAGATTAGAGAGCAAATAAAGGAAATACGTGAAAAAAATTTCCACGGCATACACAAGAATATTGAAACCATCATTGCTAGATTGGGGAAGGAAAACATACTTAGAAAATATCAAAAATCATCCTATAAAAATTTTGTAAAGGGTACGGGAAACAACCTAACAAAAAATCCCATACTGATGAGGCGAAAGGAATTTACCAATTACAAAGAAGATTGTCTAATTAGAAACACTGTGGGCAATGAAGAATTACTAGTTACCAAAATCGATAATCAATATCCTATGTGGTTTATAGATAGTGGATACACAAATTTTCTTGAACCAAATAAAAAATGGCATAGACTGGTGCGTAATCATATGCATTATGGTAAGGTGTTCGATGCACCCGTAAATAGATTAAATAACTTTCCTATTTTTCCTGTGCCGTGGAGAAAGAACGGAGAGATAATTTACATCATTGAGCCAGGACCGTTTGCGGCAAGTGTATTTCATGTTGATTTAAAAACATGGAAATATGATGTGGCAAAAGAGTTGCGTAAGTATACAGACAAGCGCATAGTGTTTAGGAAAAAGGCACCACTTAGACAGAGACCCAAACTCATTAAACAATTGTTAAATGAAGATTATTACTGTATAGTAAGTCTTAATTCAAATGCTGCAACAGAAGCAATATGGGCAGGTATTCCTGCAATAACGCTAGGAACACACATAACAAATCCTGTTACCAAAAATAAACTAAGTGACATCAATGATTTGTTTTATGGAGATTTATCGAGTTGGCTATCCATGTTAAGTTATAGTCAATTTACCAAGGAAGAATTGATGAACGGAACAGCCAAGAGGATAATTGATAAGTATCATGTCTAATTTTACAGCAGTAGCATATTTCGCAGGCATTCCGCCTAATAATAATAACGCAGAAAAACCACTAATTCTTAATAATTTCTTGCAAGGTGTGAGAGCAAGTGGAGATACCGCTGTTGCACATCAGGGTTTCGATACCATTGATTGTGATGTTGCACTCATACAGGGTTTCGTTCACGAACATGGCAAGTCAGCACCTCACTTACAACTAAGAAGGCGTGCTGTTGAACAACAGAAACAGAGTGGCAAAAGAAGTCTAATTGTTGATAGTAATTTATTTCTCTACGCAGATCCAGGTAATACCAAACACTATCTAAGATACAGTTTTGATGGTGTGTTTCCTACCACGGGCTATTATTTTACTGATGAAATTGATCCAGCACGTTGGCAAAAGATAAGTTCTAGTTTAGGCATACGCCTAAAGCCTTACAGACAAAATGGTAACCATATACTAATATGCTGTCAGCGTAATGGTGGCTGGAGCATGAAGGGAGTTCCTGTGCAAACTTGGTTGCAGGATACAATTAGGCGAGTTCAAGGGTTAACTGATAGACCGATTGTTGTTAGACCTCATCCAGGAGATAAGAAATGGAGAAACTATTTGAACGTGAGCAATTTTAAGAACGTCAGCCTAAGTACCAAACACATTAGAGAAGATTTACAAAATGCTTGGGCAACAGTACTGCATAACAGCAGTCCGGCAGTTGCTAGTGCCATAGAAGGTGTACCTGTATTTCTAACTGACACAAATCCTGAATTCAGCCAGGCAGCAGAAGTAGCGAACACAAATCTTAAAAGATTAGAAGATCCTAAGATGTTTGATAGGCAGGCATGGATTGAAAAATTATCAATGTGTCATTGGAATTTTGATGAATTAAAATCCGGCGAGGCCTGGAAATTTTTTAGACGTTTTATTTAAACTGTTGCCAATATGGTTCCGTTCTAGGAACCTTTAAATCATCTCTCTTACTGTGTCCTAAATTTTTTCGACTACCTTTTAAATGATCGAGATATGCTCCCCATGCACAATTAATTAGAGGATGTCCTTCACCAGTACTCATGCCTGGCCTCGGTCTGAGGTCATGCAATGATGCTGCCCAATCATGCTGTTTAAGATTAGGAAATCTTTTCCTTACAACATCAAACACAAAACTATCGTGCCACTCTATCATGGAGAATATTCCCCCTTGGCTTTCAGCATCATCATACACACGCTGAAATTCTTTCATGAACTGATGTGTATTTGGAGAAGATAATTTCATTGCGTATAACCCACACTCACTGTATTTTCCTTTGCGTCCCAAAAAGCATAACTCCTGCTTTCCTGGTAAGAATGACAGTATTTGCCTATCATTAATTGGACTGTGGCAATAGGTATCCGCATCCATCCACATAAGCCATTCAGTATTACACTCCTTGGCACAGGCAAAAATTGAATATACCTTATGTGCAAAACGTATTGCATGCCATTTAAAACCCTTGCCTGAATCTTTTCTCTTGCTACGTACAGGATCAGCACTCACATCGCCATTGGCTTTAGGAACATTTTTCCAAGTTTGTTTAAATTTCACAAGTTCGGGACTGGCTTGATGCAGATCCTTTACAATAAGATTAGGTGCTGATTCTTCTACTTTGCAGTCTTCTGCGTATACATAAAGTTTAACTGTCGACGGCCAGTTTTTAAGAAATGAGTTAATCATTCTTTTTCCATATGTGTCATACCCTTGTTTGTGAAAGGTTGTTACAACAGTTATACTCATACTTTTAAACTCCGTAATTAAAACTTATACTTAATCTATTTTCTTTGGTTTTGTTTTCTTCAACTCTGTGTTTCAACCAACTTGGAAATATGTATAAGTTATTGGTTCTGCTTTTATATTTAATTATTCTCGAATTGAAAGGATTTTGTTTTATAATTTGCATGTCGCTGATAGCAAGATCTGCACCATCATGTCTCTCAAATATTAGATCCCCTTGCTCTTTTAAGGATTTAACATAATACACACCACTGAAAGTGGTCCCTTTATGATCGTGCAAAACATTTGACACACCTGGTGGATTTACATTAGCCCATATGTCATAAAGTTGGACTGGTGTTATTTCTACGTCCTTACAAATAATTTCCATTTTTTCATTTATTATACTAACTAATCTTTCTACTTCTTTATTTTCTTCTATTAATAAATTAACACTTTCCCAAGGTCTTTTAGGTTTGCCTAGTGTAGGATGTTTTTTTTCTTGATCTACTTTTTTATAGATATATTCTTCCAAAATTTTGTTATCTACATCTATGTCACAATTCCAAACAATACTAGGAAACCAAATGTTATCCTTCATGGCATTACACTCCATTGATGGCATTCTCCAAGTTGTGCTACTGCTCTATATTTTAATTGGTACAAAACCTTAGAATATTGTCTTTCAATTACATCATTTCCTTCAATAAAAACATCAGGATTAGACTTTGATAGCAACGGTGATAAATGATCAATTACGTGTTGTCTATCTCGGTCCAAAAAAATTCCTCCAACATCGCGCAGATTAAAAACTCCTGATATTTCTTCTCGCTGGATTAAATTTTTAGCCTTGATTGTAAGCGTACTTTCCAATAAAAACACCGTATCAAAAAGTCCTAAAAAATCCTCAATGTGTCCAAAGCCGTTACCAACCACAACACAATGTATTGGAGATTTTTTTATGCTTTTGGCAATTCTTTTTTGAAATTTATTCATAGCAAACCATTAAATACTACTATATTTATTGGAGATACAATGCGTTTCAAATTATTCCGACAGCACGGTGCACTTAATAGTCCAGCCATATTTGATGCCATAGAACAGGGCATAAAGAATGCGGGACACGAGGTAGTAGATAATAACGAAGACATTCCAGTTATTTGGTCAGTACTTTGGAATGGTAGAATGCTACCCAACAAACAAATTTTTGAAGCAGCAAGAAGAAACAACAAACCCATCATGATTATCGAAGTAGGTAATCTAAAGCGAAACATAACCTGGAGATTATGCATTAATCATATACACGGACTTGGAATTTTTGGAAATGATGAGAATCTTGACATTGACAGACCTGCTGAACTAGGTTTAAATCTTAAACAAATAAATCAAAACAGAAAAAGAGAAATACTAATTGCAACACAACACAGCAAAAGCCTACAATGGGAAAACATGCCTAGCATGACAGACTGGACGATGGGAATGATTGAAAAAATTAGACAAAAGACAGAAATGAAGATCAATATTCGACCTCATCCTAGATCTCCAATGCCAGGAATAGAACACGAATTTAAAAATGTTACAAGACAAACTCCCGTGCATGTAAAAAATAGTTATGACGATTTTGATATCGATTATAACTATCATTGCGTAATAAATCACAACAGTGGTGTTCCGATTCATGCAGCTCTTGCGGGAACTCCTGTGATATGTGATAGAAGCAGTCTAGCATATCCTGTATCAGACACGATAGAAAACATTCTTGATCCTAAACTTCCTGATAGAGAAGAATGGCTAGTGAAACTTGCACACACGGAATGGACGGTTGAAGAAATTGCCAGAGGTATTCCTATCAAAAGATTAGAAAAACAACTAGAAAGTCAATTAAACAGTTGATTTTTTAATCTAAAGACAATATAATAACACTATGGCTAACAAGTTCTACATTGAAGATATATTCGTAAAATTTTTCACAACCATGTCCCAAAACGGAATTGGTATGCAGGTACACGATACCAGAGCAGCATCAAGTTTTTACATGACGCTGGTAGATGGTAACGATATTACAGAAAAGCAGGGTGCCTATATTCTCAAACTGTTACACAAGTATAGAAATACCTGTGCAGCATATTACGACTATCGAGATTTGTTAGAAAATCCAACATGGAAAAAACCATTTAGGATAGTTGATAATAGAAAATTAGTATGGGTTGAAAAAGACGATAATAACACACATTGGATATGTTTGAAGTTTCCATTTGCATTCAAAGAAATCTTTGACGAGGAGATAGGCAAGAGTGATCAGTACCTTAATGGCACTAATGTGTGGGATAGAAATAAAAAAATAAGAAAATTATTCTTATATGATTTCAATATCATACAGATGGTTGAATTTTGCAAAAAGCATGATTTTGAAATTATGGATAGTGCTATCGAAGCAGTTTCTGCTGTTGAGGAAATTTGGAATAATCAGGAACAGTATTTAAAAACTTCTCTAATAGAAAATGGCAGTGTTATTCTACAAAATTCTGTTGAGGAATCATCAAAATACTTTTTAGCAAACAAAACAAATAATATAAATTCAGATTTATTACTTGCCAAGAGCCTAGGACATCTCTATCTTGGTAAGACAAATAATTATTGGAAAAAGATAGCATCAAACAAGACAAACATATTTCATTGCAAGGATATAAACACTTTTCTTAAGATCTGCTATGAAGCAAATGGAAAAATAGTAATACTTCTTGATAAAACTGATGAATCAATCGAATGGATAAAGGCTCTAGCATGGAACATCGATTCACAAGGGTATGACAAGTCAGATTTTAGGGTTTGTTTCAGAACGAGCAATCAAACCAATCCCGAGTTTAACGATTGGGTTAACAAAAACGGTTTTGGAGGAAAAATAGACACTGCTAAGTTCTTGATATTCAGAGAAAAACCCGCAAAGTGGTTGTTCAAAGACGAAAAAGATGTTATAATAGTCGCTAGTAACGATTTATTGCCAGGACTTAATGCCAGTGCTAAGTCAATGCTAAAATCACATCCTTGTGTAATTTATATTAATGAATACAAGCCTGTGAGACAACATGGAGAAACAATAATTGAATTGTAAATTAATTATAAGAGACGAAGTAAACATTAAGTTTGAAGGACTGGCTGTTGAAACTCGAAGAAAGATTGTGAATAAATTGAAGTACGATCTTCCCTACGCAAGACACATGCCTGCATTCAAACTAGGACGATGGGATGGTACTGTAAGTTTCTTTGGCATTGGAGGTAATGGTTTTCTTGCACATCTTGATATTGCTTTGCCCATAGTTGAAAATGATGGTTATGATATCGAAGTCATAGATCAGAGACAGCCTACCAAAATAGAATTTGGTAAGGTGGATGAAAACTATTGGGCTGAGCAAGGCATATGTTGGCCAGAAGGTCATACAGAAGCAGGCAAACCAATTGTGCTGCGTGACTATCAATATGATGTGGTTAACAAGTTTTTAGAAAACCCACAATCACTACAGGAGGTTGCAACTGGTGCTGGTAAAACTATTACGACTGCTACCCTTTCGCATCTATGTGAGCCTTATGGCCGCACAATGGTTATTGTACCAAACAAGAGTCTTGTTGTACAAACTGAGGAAGATTATAAAAACTGCGGATTAGACGTTGGTGTTTATTTTGGAGATAGGAAGGAACTTAATCATACACACACTATCTGCACATGGCAAAGTTTAAATGTGCTGGATAAGAAAAAGTATGACGGCGACAGCCTAACACTTGCAGAATTTACTGAAGGTGTAAGTGCAGTAATCATTGATGAAGTGCATCAAGCAAAGGCAGATGTTCTTAAAAAATTGCTAACACAAAATTTTAGAAATGCTCCCATACGTTGGGGACTTACTGGAACCGTTCCTAAACAGCAGTGGGAATTTCAAGGCATTCTTGCAGGAATTGGACCTGTAATTAATAATGTTTCAGCATATGATTTGCAGGAAAAGGGTGTGCTGGCAAAACTCGATATTCAGATATTACAGACAAAGGACATTGAAGAATTCCGTAACTATCAGGAAGAATACTCTTGGTTAGTGACTGATGAACGGAGACTAAAATATATTAGCGATCATGTGAGCAAGGTTGCCAAGAATGGTAACACTCTCGTATTAGTTAACAGAATAGATACTGGTAATAAACTTTTAAAGAACTTGCCAGAAGCAACATTTATCAAGGGTGATGTAAAACTCGATGATAGAAAGGAACAGTATGACGAAATTAAGACAAGCGATGGAAAAATTATTGTTGCTACTTACGGCG